TAGAATTAATTGTGTCTGTTAGATTGACAATATACTTAACGCCAGTGAACGTCCCGAAGAGAACGGATGCTATGACAGGTATTAATACAAAATTCTTTTTTAATAAATCTGCAATGTTCATAATTTAATCTCCTCATTTTTTTTCCTCGATTTCATAAAAGAAATTGTCGGTATCTTCAGTTCTCCAATTGCCTGTGTCTTCTACATTCCATTCCGATGTTTGGACTTTCCAATCAGGAATATTGTCCTTAACCGTAAAAGAAGGTAAATCCCAAATACATCTGTTATTGGGCTGGGCTGCATAATTTCCATCATCTAAAGCGATAATGTGTGCACACTTATGTTCGTGTGGGATCTCCGAATGATCAGTGTCTAGGATATTAGCATCTGGGTGTGCCCAGTCAACAGTAAAAAGATAGGCTCCATGATGCCATTTTTTATCCTTACCTATGTATTTTCCTGAAGCTGCGCTTAAAATAGCCCAAGAAGTAACAGCAGGATGATAACTAAAAGAATTCCAAAGTTCCAGTTCATCAAGTCTGCGGGATGGAACAGCTTCCGGTTTAAAACCACGTTGAATAAAAGCCGTAATTGGCAACCTATAAAAGATTGCACCGTTCTCCATAAGAGCGTGCCATAAAATCGCACGGCCTCCCATAGATGTGATACCAAAGATAAGACAATCTTCAACTTCTCCATGATGTTTTTTGCCGTCATATAAAAACTCCTTCCTAATTTGTGCGTAAAGAGGCGGTATGTTTGCATTTAAATAAGCCATAATCAACCATTAATTTCTCCCCAGTTATTACCAAATTCATAATCTACTTTATTAGGGACTTCTAAAGTAACTGAATCTTCCATGATTTGTTTAATTTGTTCTGCATGTTTATCATCTTTAACAGAAACACAAAGTTCATCATGAATTTGTACGTGAGCTATTATACCTTCTTTATATAAATCTAACATAGCTTTTTTTGTCATATCTGCCGCAGATCCTTGGATCAATTTATTTAATGCTTTGTAAGTATAGGCTCTTCTTATCCCTGGTCCATGTTCCTGTAATGCATCTTCATGAGGTAATGCTTTGTGCATACCGAATTGATTTGGTTCCCACAAATGAAACCTGCATAATCGGCCCAGTAAGGTTCGAATCTGGCCACGCTCCTGGGCACGATTAGAAGCACTATTAGTTAGTTGCTTAACAAAGGGAACTTTAGCGTGGTACGTCTCGAACAATTCTGCTGCTTTTTCTTTTGATACTCCAAGTTCTGCTTGTAATTTTGCTTTACCCATACCATAAAATAATCCTAAGTTAATTACCTTGGCTTGAGATCTAGGAATCTTTGCCATGTCCGCAACTACCTGATGGAAATCTGTTGATGTATCATTTTCATAACTATCAATTACATCATTGACAGAAGGAAATTTATGTAAAGCTGCATAATGGGCTACAAGACGAGGCTCTTGTTGAGAATAGTCAAAACTACCCCATCTATGGCCTTTCTCGGGTATAAAAATAGACCTAATCATAGGTCCGAGTTCCTTATTTCTAGCAGGAAGTTGCTGTAAATTAGGGTTTGAATAGCTAAACCTACCAGTAACAGTTCCGCCTTGATCAGATCTTATTTGATTAATGTCCGCATGGATTCTACCTTTATGTTCATGTTTAATTATGGTATCTATAAAAGTAGTATGTGCCTTATTAGTTTCTCTAGCTTCAGCAATCATTCTAACTATAGGGTGTTCATGATTCATAATAAAATTTTTAGTAAAGGATGGAGCATTTGATTTTGCAGTTCTGTCATATGGTAACTTTAATTTATCAAAAACTTTGGCAACACTTCTTGCAGCCATTAATTGAACATCTATTCCTGTTTCTATTTTTATTTGCTGGAGTAAGTTTTCTTCTTTTATTACTAATGCTTGCTTCAATTCATGAGCTCTTTGAACGTCAACCCTCACTCCAAGAAATCTCATATCAACCAGACAAGGAAACAAATCTGTCTCAAGTTGAAAAATAGACTCAACATCTTGGTGAGTAATTTCTTTTTTAAATATTTGCCAAAGTTCTAAAGTAAGTTCTGCATCTTTTTCTGCATAGGCTCCAACATGAAGCGCCGGGAGCTGCCACATATCTGCTTTAGGATCTAGTCCTCTAGACTTTGCTTCTTCATTAAGTGCTGATTCGTTTTTACCATGGCCTAAGTAATCCCAACCTAAACTATTTAAATCAAATCTAAATCTGTTTTCATTAATTAAACTTGCTGCAATCATAGTGTCTACGATTTGTCCTTGAATTTTTAAACCCATGGCCCTAATCCAACTAACATCATACATTGCATTGTGAAATATTTTTATTGAGGGTGTATTTAAAACATCTTGAAACCATTTTAAGGTTTTCTTACGATCCATGTTTGGACCAGATGCGTGAGCAATAGGAAAATAAAATTTTTTACCTGGTACAGCTACAGCAATTCCTACAACTTCTCCATTACCTATAATAGCACCACTGCCTTTAGATTTTAAATCAGGATCTCTTGTCTCTAAGTCAATTGCGATCTCCTCGTAAGATCTTAAATCAGGGTAAGACTCTGGTTCAATCCATTCTGTTTGTGCTTCAAATAGAGGTACTTTCATTTAAACCTTTCTTGTTGTTGTAGTAAAGCATACCTTGCTTTTCATATTTAAGTAATCTTCTTTTCATAAGTTGATTTTCTTTATAAAGTCTTTCTGCTCTTTTAATTGCAGCAGCTAACTTTAATCTTATTTGTAAAAAAGGATTCATTTCTTACCTATATCTTTCATTGTTTTAATTTCTAGTTCACAGTAATGAATTATTTTTTCAAGGTCTTGTATCCCTGCTTTATTTTTATAACGACAAACATATTTAACTACGTTGCCCTGGAAGAATGACAAAGCATTCTTTGAAATAAATTCATAAGGTTGAATTAAAAATTTTTTATAATGGGATCCACCTATTTGTTTATCTTGTGGAAATGTATCATGAAAAATATTTTTGTCGGTCATAACTGGTATCCTTTCCTTTCTATTTTTGCTCTCATTAAATATAAATTTCTTTTTGCTCTCGTGCACCCTACATACCATACTCTGTGTTCTTCGTCACGTTTTATTATACTATGAGCTGTTGCTTCTCTTATTTTTTTAGCATTATCTAATACTACTATTACGTTCTCACATTCTCCTCCCTTAGCTGCATGAATTGTAGATACTTTAATTCTAGGGGGTTCACTTAGTTTTTCCTCATTAGATAACATTAATCTAATATATATTTTTTCATCTGCAGAAGCTGTATCAAAACATTCATACCATTTTAAATCTTTCTTTAACTCCCTATCTCCCATGTATTCTTTTATATCTTGTAATGCAGTGTCAGCAATATCTTCTCCATTCAACCATTTACTATGATTAATAATAGCTTTGTACAGTTTAGTGTCATAACTTTTTCTATTTTTATTTTCATGGTACAAACCTTTAACTTTTAATAAATCACATATTTCTTTTGCTCTAGATAAGGTTCTAGTAAGAACCAACCATTTGTTGTTGTATAAATCTACATTTTCTAAACTATTAATTTTACTGCATAATCCTTGTTCATTTCTAGGTAAATAATTTTTATCTGCTCTAAGTCCTTGAATTCTTGCAGTGATGACTTCAGATATTTCTTGCACAGCTATAGGTATACGTCTTGATTTTGAAAGTACTTTTTCTTTTGCAGGTTCTTTTATGAATCTATCTACATCTGCACCCGCCCAGCCATAAATTGCTTGGTCATCATCTCCAGCTAAATAAATATTATTAGAATTCTTTTTTAATAAATCGTACACGTCCCATTGTATAGGAGATAAATCCTGAGCTTCATCAATAAAAACGGTAGTAAATTGTGGACATAGCTCTGGTTTTAATAAAAAGTTTTTAATCATATCAGCAAAATCAATTAGATGATTATTTTTTTTATATTGATTGTAGTTTACTTCGATGTGCTTAAGTAAGTCAGGCTTTACGTTTGAAGAATGTTCGCCTGTGCAATACTCATCCCAAACTGAAATTCCTTTTTCTTTAGCTTTTAAAATGATTTGAAAATACTCATTGTCACAACTTAAATAAGGAGAAGCATCTGCATCTTTTTTAGCATTGACTCTTATACTTAAAATTTTTCCAAGATCATTGTAATGATAATCTTGCATTACATTCTCTTCTCTTAAACCTAAAGTATGAAAAGCTAATGAATGAATAGTTTGAAAATATCTTAATTCTTTTTTCTTATATTGAGGATTCTTTAAAAGCATTCTATCTCTTGCTTCATGTGCAGCTTTACGTGTAAATGCAAAATAACCTATACTTTGAATAGGAGTGCCTATTCTAATGTAGGCCATTGCTCTCCTTATAAGTTTTTCAGTTTTACCTGTACCTGGTGGCCCGTAGATTTTAGTTACTTTTGTCATCTCTGGGCTTAAAAGTGTCTACTATTTTTCCTTTAAAGTTGTACGTACCATGATGACCTATTTCTGAATTGACTGTAGCATACATTTTAATACCCTCTTTTTTAATTAGTTCACAGAAGCTTACGTCTTCTCCTCGCCATTCTCCCTTTTTAGAATCAAATGTATTTTCCCAAAAATTATATAAATATTTTTTAGCTCCCTCACTTATTGTCATTTCATTATTTATTTTTAAATCAGGATATTTCTTCATCAACTTTTCATAAACAGATCTATGAATTAATGTAAGTCCAGCAGGACCTCCTGTTATTTCTACTAATCCTTTTTTATCTATATCTATGTGTTGAAAATCTTTAAATGAAACAGAATATTTAACTGAATCATCAGGAGTCTTTCTTCTATAAGGAGCACATACAAAATCTTTTTGAGCAAGTATTAAACCTCCCACTGCTTCAGGTTCAAATGAAACATCTGCATCTATAAACAATTGATATTCAAAATTTGATTCTAAAAACATAGCGGTTAAAATATTTCTTGCATACCCTACGTAGGGACATTTGTAGGTGCTTATTTGTGTTGGTATTTTTGCAACAGTTGCCTTATCAAAAAACTTTAATAAAGATAGACATGTTGATACTTGCATTGTGTCATAACAAGGCATTGATACAAAGATCTTAGGGGGTTGTGTACTCATAGTATATCCTCTCTTTTTTTCATTGGTACTAGTTCAACTTTATTTTCCTCTCTTGGAAAATGAGCTATTGATATCTTCACGCATCTAACAGGATTGTGTGATTTTTTTTCTGTTTCTTTTTTAGGGTATCTTTTTAAATCTCTTAACTTCGCATCAAAAAAGTCTATCATCATTTGACCCGTTCTATCAATTTTAGATTTCCATTCTTTATTTTTTAAATAATTATAAAAAGGATCAAATACAAAATAAGCATACCCATCATCAATTAAGGTACTACCACTTCTAAAAGAAGCATCACTAACTGCAGGAACTCCATAGATGTGGTCTTCTAAGTGTTTGTGTAAAATTTCTTTTGGAGACGTTCCTGGAGGAGCCTTTTCTGTTTTCATTCCCTGCCATAAAATATCTAAAATATTTTGCATATCATCTCCTTTTATACGTGGTGGTGGAATAGGTGTATGGGCTCCAATTAATCTTCTTAATTTTTCTTGGTCCATGATGTAATTTATATCTCTAGCTATTATTTGTTGAGATGCTTCTCCTTCAATTTTATCATTGTAGTGAACAGTAAATCTAAATTCTGGTTCTGGTGAATAATCTATTTTTATTAATGCAGAAAGTGCAGGGAATTTTTTAACCTTATCTGAAGCTACTCCAAACTTTCTTTTTAAACATTCTGATTTTACACACATACTAACGATAGGTTCTTCTGAACATGTGTGGCCTGCAGTATCTTTTTTATAAGCTTTAATTTTTTGTTTTACTTTTTCATCTCCCCAAATATTATCATAAACAATATAATTTCTAGCAC